CTTCGGCTTTAGTAACTTTAGAACCGTAAACCTGTAGACCACGAGACAAGTCACGGAAGTCATATTGGTCACGAATCACTTCGTTTTTCTCAAGCTGAGTAGCGAATGAGATAGCTTTCTTGTGGTTCGCAAAAGCGTAGTACGCAGTTACACCAGCAGCAGTATCAACAGTGCTTTCAACATTGTTAGATGTGTAGATAAGAAGACCATCAACTTCACCGATTAGACCAGAGATCAAACGACCTTTAGCGTCACCAGTTTTGTCAGCAGTAAACTTGTCAGACATCTTGATATATTTACCAACGAATTTTGGTACAGTAAGAGCGCGATCACCCATAGGTACATTTTGTTCGTCAAGTACGAGAGTGACATCTGTTAGGAAGTCATCTACGTTGTCAGCGTTAATGTATCGTGGAGCACCAGCAGTACCCAATTGAATGTTACCAGATTTTGCACCAGCAGCATTACCTTTATTAGATGCGTGAGCATCATCATGCCAGTCAGCGAAAAGATCAGACTCGATCTCGATATGCATCTGAGTCTTACATTCAGTTGCCCATGAGTTAGCGAGTTCAATGCTACTTTGCTTAAGGTCAAGGTCTTGTAGTGAGAAAGCCCAGTACTTACCTTGGTCGATTAGCATGTCTACGTTACCGACTGATGGACGATCATAAGTTACTTGACCGTTACCAGTATTAATACCTTTGTAATAAGTATTAATTGTCATGTCTGGCATTGTGCGGATGTGAATTACGTCACCCATTTTTGAGAATTCGCCTTCGTAATCGGTATTAACGATTTTATCGAAAGCTGTTTCAAGGTGCCACTTAACTAGGTATGTTGCAGACCATAGTTCTGGAATTGTGTAGGCCATTGTGGAATCTACACCACCTGACTGTTGATATGGAAAAGTCATTGTAAATGTCTCCTATTTAAGCTGTTAGGTTTACTTTACCTTCTGCTACAGCTTGATTATAATTTGATTCAAAAGCCATCCATTGGGACGCTTTCATCTTACCAGACGAGAATAATTTAGAGTTCGCAATATACTCACTGACTTTAAACGCATAAGTCGGTTTACTCACTTGTGTCTGGGGTGTTGCTGTGTTAGTGGTTTGAGGAGCAACTACTTGAGTTTTAGGATTGTGAACTGGTGCTACAGGTGCAACTGGTACAACTGGAGCTACTGGTACTTTAGAGTTATTGAACATCGTACAAATATCAACTACTACTTGGACATTCATGTTCGTATCGGCCTCGTCAAAGGCTGGGAACATAAAATTATCTTGTAGGAATTTTGAAAACTCACCATCTAGCCTACCATCTCCATAAGGATTTACTAAGCTTCCGAAGTTTTCTACTCGTGATGCAACAGTCTCTTCGTATCGAGCGAACCTATCACCGATCATCTGTTCTTGCAATGCTGCCTGTTTCTGAGCGAATTCAGCTTGTTGTTGTGCCAATGCTTGAGTTGCCTCATCAATAGCCTCAACATAATTCTCGCCTAGCTCATCCACTTTTTCTTGCCCAAGCCGTTCTTTCAAACCAACTGGCGCATCTTGAGGTGTTCCAACTTGTGGAGCCTGTCCGTTTGCCAACTGTTGCTTAAGTAGGTTGTTCTCAGCTAATAGCCGTGCAGAGTCATTTAAGGCATCTGGGAGCTCTTTATTATACTTACCCTGCAAACACTTGTAAGAGTTTTCAATCTTCTCCATCTTTGCTGTAAGGGCTTGCATTTGCTCATCAACCACTTGACTTACTACTACCTGTGGGACAGGAACCACTTCCTCAACTACTGGCTCAACAGCAGGTATCGCTTCTTGGGGTAGACTTGCACGATCTACGACTTCCACGGCCTGTTCTGGGACAACGGTTAGTTCTGGTGTGTTCTGTTCCTCGAACTGCTTAAGTACTGCTTGTGCTTTTTCTAAATCTTTGTTCATCTTTTGAACTCCTTGTAGCCTTTTAATAAAGGTATTACATAAAATGTTTAGAGAGCCCGTTGTGGGTATTCTCGTTATTTGGTTTGTGAGTCTTTAAATTCTGACTCAAGGTTTTCTAAATTATCCAAGATGTCGTCCAGAGCTTGTCTATAACCCTGTGATACTTTCATCTCTCCAAATTCATTCAACCTATCGCTGGCTACCCTTTGAGCCAAAAGGCTTCTTGATATCCATGATTTAAATGACTTAAATTGCATGTTATTGTTTAAACTATAAAAATCTCTAATTTCTTCTTCATTAAAACTTTCCATCTTCCCCTCTTTTTTGATTAAATTACTACCTCTTTCTTACCTCTTTTTCTCCTCTTTAATTTATGATTGGGCGTGTACTTTGTACTCTCATCGGGCATATACAAAGTATACGCTATAAATATGTATAAAAGATTATAACTATAAAAACTTTCTAAATAAAACACGTACCATTCGGTACTAAGATCAAGACCACACTTTTATTGTTCAGATTGTTGAAGTTCTTGTCGTTGTTCAGTAATTATTTTTTCAGCATCTTCTGGTGTCATAAACCCAGCTTCGATAACTCTATTAACAATGTCAGCAACCATTGCATCTTGTCGTTGTTGTTCTTCTTGAGCATTTACTTGTTCTTGTTCAACTTTTTCTTTAGAAGGTATAAATCCGACATTCATATCTAAAGGTTTGGCAACTTCTCGTAATAGATCAGCTATTCCGTCTGGGCCAAGTAGATTAGTTAACATTTCATTATCAAGCACCATCATCATAAACTCTTTTCTAAGAACCTGTAGCTTCTCTCTGAGTCCAGTTGATAGTATACCCCTAGCTCTTACTACTAAATCACCTTTCGCATCGTTAGGGATGGTAGGATCAAGCATATTGAGCATATACAGATCATCAACCTGTTTCTGAATCACATACTCATCAATATTGCTGATTACATTACGCAGATTACGAGAAGCATTATCTAGGATCATTGAAAGACCAGATGCCGTACTCGCTGCGTTATTAAAGCTATTGCTTATTGCTCCCTCTGCCACTTTAGGAATACCGCTGTCTTCGTCTGCTTCATTGGCAAAGAATCTTGTAGTCTCCATTAGTTCAGCTGAATGAGATGCGGGTTGGAAAAACCTAAATACATTAGCAATATTAAATGTTTCACTTTGCTTACTTCTACGCATCTTCCAAATCTTATAAGGATAGATCGCTTGAATATCTTCCGAAGCACTCAAATGAGATTGGTTGACCATTACCTGTGGCCCAGAACTCAATGAAATATTATTAAGCAGAGCTCGTCTACTTTGGTTTGCATCTAATTGACTTTGGCGAACCTTTTGAGCAATTCCTTTACCCCATATAGAATCTGGGTCACGCTCATAAGGACAGGTGTAATAAGGCTTGTGACCTAGTGGGTGCGGATTTAGCTGTGCAACTATAATGTACTTGTCAATTAATATTGCCCAAACCTCATGCTCGGCATAATCATCTTTAATGCCACTCATTCCCCATTCTTTAAGTATCGAACCTTGGACACTACCATGGAATTCAACTGCATCAATAGTAAGGGAACCCATTCCATGTTGCTGTGGCGCATCTTTATCTGTTTGGTAATTTAATTGATAAAAGTCTTGATCAGTCCAATCTTTTAATCCACCATTACCAAAATCTTTAAGTACACTCTGAATTGCTTCTTTATTGTAACCATCTACATGGCTCATTGAAGTTAAATCTTTTCGTGAAAAACTTATCTTCTCGCAAATATCACCATCTTCAACATCCGCAATATTAGGTGCAGGATAAAAATTTAACGGATTTACTCTACGCCATGTTTCATATAATTTAGGTTCAGTAGCTAAAATCCAATTACCATTTTCATCTTCCTTAAATGCGGTAGCTACTTTATTTTTCATTTCAAACTTCATGATCCCTATTGGGTATGTCACAAAGTCTCTTACAAACTCTCTAAAAGCTCTTTTCCATTTTCCTTCAAGAAACTGATCTTCCATGATTCTTGTCATGTTTTGAGCAGCTTTATCTGTTATTGCTTGAATCGTTTTATCATACTCCAGTCGAGTATCTTCAGCCAACGAGATAACATCTTGTTCACTTAACTCTTGTCCAGATTGATAGTATTGTTCAGCAACCTCGGCCACCTCAGTAGCAATTACCTCATATAGGTCTGGATTAATCTCTGGAACAGGTGTAGGATCAATGCTCCAAGGATTATCTGTACTTGCCATCTCGTTAATCCAACCTTCAGCAGATGCGCATTTATGATTGGTTATATTGTGATAACTTTGTGATCCACCTTGCGAATCCAGTCGAGCTTTCAGTTCTGGGTCATATTCACCGTTACGCTGCCTTCGACACTCTTCAAGTATTTCAGTGATATCTTTCCTGCCATCACGACAGACAGCCCACACGCTTCTAATATGCGATGCTAGGTTATCTATAACAACAGGTTTTTTTATTTCCAATTCACCTTCACGTATAGCAAGAGCTTCCTCAGTTGACCTTACAATTGCCAATCCATTGACAT